AATGTTAGAAGTGTCTTATAAAGGTTTAGCAAAAGTAACTTTTGAAAATGCTGATTATACAGCAACTTATTATCTTGTAAAATTAACAATATCCTAATATGTTTGGAAATACGGAACACACACTCTGGGTAGAACGGTATAGGCCCGATACTTTAGAAGGTTATGTAGGTAACCAGGCCATTGTTGAAAAGGTGCGCATCTATCTGGATAATGGAGATGTTCCGCATTTACTTCTATATGGTACAGCCGGCACAGGTAAAACTACTTTAGCAAAATTAATTGCTAAAAATATAGATTGTGACTTGATGTATATTAATGCATCAGACGAGAACAATGTAGATACTGTTAGAGAAAAAATAAAAAACTTTGCTAGCACAATAGGCTTTCGTCAATGGAAATTAATTATCCTAGACGAAGCTGACTACTTGACCCCAAATGCGCAAGCTGCACTCCGTAATTTGATGGAAACATTTTCAAAGACTACTAGATTTGTTTTAACGTGTAATTACGTTGAAAAAATTATCGATCCTATTCAGTCAAGATGTCAGGTATTTGGTATTACTCCTCCGTCAAAGAAAGATGTAGCAATACGTGTTAATTCAATACTTCAGCATGAAGGAGTTACGGCGAAACCAGAAGATTTGGTTTCAATTATTAATGCAGGGTATCCAGATATTCGAAGGATACTTAACTCCTGCCAGCGTCAAGTAGTTAATGGTGAATTGAAGATAGATAAACAATCTTTAATCGAAGCCAATTATATGGATAAGGTTATTGAGTTATTATCAGCTAAACCTGATAAGAAACAGTTATTTACTTCAATTCGCCAATTGTTAGCAGATTCTCAAGTTAAAGATTATACATCATTGTATAGACATCTTTATGATAATCTTGATACATTTGCAACAGGGCATATTGCATCAATTATTCTTATCATCGCAGAAGCTCAATATCAAGATTCTTTTGCAGTAGATAAAGAAATTAATGTATGTGCGATGTTTGTTAAAATTATAAATGAATTATATTAAAAAATTATGCAAAAGAAAGTAGCACAACAGCAACAACAAATTGACATTAAAAAAACCACTGCAATTGTTTGTGACAATGCAGAATGTAAAAATGATATATTTATACCAGCTATGAAATTCCGTAAGGTATCAAAGATCATGGCAGGTACAAAAGATGACCAAATCATTCCGGTGCAAGTATTTATATGTACTGCATGCGGCAACATAAACGAAGAATTTGATTTAGATGTATAATAATAGTGAAACGAAAAAAGCAGCTAGCATATTTGATCATATGGCTCATTTAACTGACAGAAAAGTTGGTTGGGATAAATTAAGCGAAGCTGATAGAAAATCATTCACTCCTTATATTGTCAATCGTTGGTTATCTATGAATATGGATTTCGTAGAGTTAATTAATGAATTGCAACGATATACAATAGGTCAAATATCTCCGGCAGAGACTTATAAGTTGTATTATGATATACTTCCTAAGCAAAGACAATTTAATAAGTACATCAAAGGAAAGAAGGCTGATAAATACAATCAGAAGTTAGTAGAGTTACTATCAATGCATTTCGCAGTTTCAGAAAAAGAAGCTATGGAATACATTGATATGTATACTGATAAAGATATTAATGCTCTTCGTGAGATTGTTAAAAAATATGGAAAGACTGATAAAGAAGTTTCAGCGTTACTTAAATCTGAAAAATAATGGGAACACAAACTAAACTTAATTCTGCATTAGAAAGTCTATCCAATACGACAATTGGATTATTAACAACTTTAATCTTTAGTCCAATCATTTATAGTATGGTTGGTATGACTTATACATATAGTCAATTAGGATTAGTAACTGTATTATTTACTGCATTAAGTATTGTACGTAGTTATGTTATTAGAAGATTTTTCAATAAAAAACCAAACTAAGAATGATTATTTCAGTTAGTGGCCGCATAGGATCCGGCAAAGACACGGTAGCAGCTATCATTATGGAATTAGCAAATGATAAGCAATGGGAAGTAAAAAAGTGGGCTGGCAAACTCAAAGAGATTGCCGCTTTACTTACAGGTATACCAAAAGAAAAATTTGAAGATCAAGAGTTTAAGAAAACTAATTTAGGCCCAGAGTGGAACAAACCACTTTATTTAAAAGGCGAACTTATATCTTCAGAGCCAATGACTGTAAGAGATTTATTGCAATTATTAGGTACTGAAGCAATGCGAGACGGCTTACATACTGACACATGGGTTAATGCCTTGATGTCAGAATACAAGACTAGTAACGGGGTGGATACGAAGGCGGATGGCGAAAGTAGCACTGCGGTTGCGGATAAGTTTTGGATTATTACCGACACTCGTTTTCCAAACGAGCTTGCGGCGATTACCCGTTGCAACGGAATAACCATTCGAGTTGATCGAAATTCCGGAAACGATGTAGGCACCAGTCATTCCTCCGAGCGAGCTTTGGATCATGTAACCGATTGGGATCATGTAATTGACAACTCGGGTACCCGAGATGAATTGCGTACACAGGTTTTCAACATTCTTCGAAAACATCGACTCGTTCGATATTCCACTTTGAAATAATTTGGTAGATACAAAAGGTTTATTTATATTTAAGTTATAAAAAATAAAGTAAATGGCTGTATCTCAATTAGGACAATTATTTCGAGCAATAGCGCCCGAGAAAAAAGAAGGCGACAAAACGATATCGTATAGCCAATTTGCAATGTGGTCAACATGTCCACAAAAATGGAAGCTTAGCTATATAGATCGAATTCGCATAGGTGGGCCTTCAATTCATATGTGTTTTGGAACGGCTTTTCACGAAACCATGCAATGGTGGTTGCATGTAATGTTTACCGACTCGGTGAAAGCAGCAGATCGACTCAATTTAAGTGAATGTTTGCATGAGCAAATGATTCAAAATTACATGATGGCAGTTACGGATTTAGGAGGAGAACACTTTTCCACGGCGAGTGAACTGCGAGAGTTTTACGAAGATGGAGTAGCGATATTGGAATGGTTGGTGAAGAATCGTTCTCAATATTTTTCTCCCACAACTCACGAGTTGGTTGGAATTGAAATGCCTTTGTATACTCCGGCAACTGATGCAAATGTAAAAGTGATAATGAATGGGTTTTTGGATATTGTATTGCGAGAAAAACAAACTGGAAAAATAATTATCATAGACATTAAGACGTCGACTAAAGGGTGGAATCAATATGCGAAGGCCGACAAAACCAAAGCGAGTCAGTTGGTGCTTTACAAAGAGTATTTTGCGAAACAGTATGGGTATGATGTAGAAGCAATTGACATTAAGTATTTCATTGTAAAGCGAAAGTTGATTGAAGGGTTTATGTATCCGCAAAAGCGAGTGCAAGAGTTCATACCCGCGTCAGGTAAACCTACGCGTAAAAAATTAGTTACTGAAATTGAAAGATTTATCGAGTCTGGATTCAATGAAGATGGTAGCTATAAAGAAAATGGTGTATTTCCTGCTATAGGAGAAAAAGGGTTGAAAAACTGCAGGTATTGTGAATTTGCAGACAAAGAAGATTTATGTCCAAAAGCAAATCGTTTAAAATGATAAATAGATATAAAATTATGCAGTCAATTCAACAAGATCCTGAATTCATCAAAGTTGCAATTATTGGCTCGAGAACATACGAAAACAAAAAAAAAATTCGAGACATGATATGGAAGCTGAAACATACTTTTGGTGATAAGCTTATCATTGTGTCTGGAGGTTCTCAAAATGGAGCTGACAAATATGCTAGAAAATTTTCAGTAGAAATGGGAGTTTCCTATCGAGAATTCAATCCAGCACACACTTCGAAAAATTTATATTCGGCTTTACCAGAGTCTTATTATGGTAAGCCTTATCATGTATCGCAGTTGTTTCATAGAAATGAATTAATTGCAAAATATTGTGATAAAATGATAGCATTCATAGACAGCAATGTGCCGTCTAAAGGTTCATATCACGCAGTGGATATGGCAACTAAACATAATAAACCAGTAGTAATAATAAATGAAAAATCTTAAAACGTATTTGTTGTATCACTTAAAGTGGCAGACAGGCATTGTAATTTCTTGGCCTTGTATGTACGTGATGCATGACGTCTGGGGTTGGAGCAACTTCTGGACTATTATAGGATTTCAATTCGTAGGAGCGCTAATATTTTGGAACATAGATAAATTAATATTCAAACATGATAAAAAAACAAACACCCACACTAACGAGTCTGACACTCAAATTAACAATTACAAAAGCTAAAACATTTCAATGTGTTGACTGTGGCAATCGATTTGTAGTGACTAACGTCAGTAAAAAAATTGACACTAACAAGCCAAAATATTGTAAATATTGTGTGTGTTAAAAGTATGTTTCATTTGGTTGTTACATATTTATATTAAATAATAAAGGTTAAAATAAGGTTATGACAAAAAAGAAAAAGATACTTCTGTTATCTGACGATCTTCGAATGCATTCAGGCATTGCGACCGTTTCTCGAGAGATTGTATTAAATACATGTAAAGAATTTGATTGGGTTCAATTAGGAGCCGCAGTAACTCATCCTGATGAAGGTAAGGTGTTTGATTTGTCTTTGGACACTGCAAAGCAAACTGGTGTTGAAGACGCTAGCGTTAAAATTTATGCTTATTCAGGATATGGCAATCAAGATGTTCTTCGAGAATTAATTCAAATTGAACGTCCTGACGCTATTTTACATTTTACAGATCCTAGATTTTGGGGCTGGCTTTATGCAATGGAGCATGAATTGAGACAAATCATTCCATTAGCATATTACACTATTTGGGACTCAACTCCATATCCTAAATGGAACAAACCATTTTACGAGTCTTGCGACTTACTAATGTGTATTTCAAAACAAACTCATAATATCGTTAAGCAAGTATTAAAAGATTGTGGATATGCAGATTGGCAAATTACTTACGTTCCTCATGGTATCAATCATGAACAGTTTTTTCCAATTGATGAAAATCATGCACAATGGTTAGAGTTTCAAAAATTCAAATCAGATTTAATTCCTGCAGGTAAAGAATTTATCATGTTTCACAATGCTAGAAATATTCGAAGAAAACATACTTCAGATTTAATTTTAGCTTATAAAGAATTCTGTGATCGCATTGGAGCTGAAGAAGCTAAAAAATGTTTATTTTTACTTCATACTGATCCAATTGACGATAATGGTACTGATCTACCAGCTGTTATTAAAGAATTGTGTCCTGAGTATGATGTAATGTTTACAAATAATAGACTGTTAACGACTAAGGAATTGAACTTCTTATATAATTTATCTAACATCACTGCTAATATTGCTTCTAATGAAGGATTTGGTTTAGGTACTGCAGAAGCTGTTATGGCGGGTACTCCAATTGTAGTTAATGTAACTGGAGGAATGCAAGATCAATGTGGTTTTAAAGATCATGAAGGAAATTATTTAACTGAAAATGATTATTCCGATGCATTCCAAACTAACGCAGACAAAATTTATACTTCTCATGGAGAATGGGTTAAACCAGTATTTCCAGCAGTAAGAACTCTTCAAGGATCTCCGTCAACTCCTTATATATTTGATGACATTGCAGATTATAAAGAAACAGCAGATGCAATTTGGTATTGGTGGAATAAATCAGAAGCTGAGCAAACAGCAGCAGGTTTATTAGGTCGTGAACATTATATGAAACCAGAAGTTGGATTGTCAGCATTTGAAATGGGCAATCGTTTTATTAAAGACATTAATACAATGCTTGAAAAGTGGCAACCACGTAAAAGAACAGAAATTTTTAAAATATAATTAAGTTATGAATAAACCAGTACTAGTATTTCAAGCTCCAGTAGGTACCCGCTCAGGATATGGAGAGCGTTCTCGAGATTTAATTCGAGCAATAATTGCTTTAGATAAATATGATATTAAAATTGTGTCGACACGTTGGGGTAGCACTCCGATGAATGCATTGACAGAAGAAGATCAAGATATTATTTCTAGAATTTTAACACAACCTTTAGCACAACAACCTGAAATTTATATGCAAGTAACAGTGCCTAATGAATTTCAGCGTATAGGTAAATTTAATATTGGCGTTACTGCTGGTATTGAAACTAACTTATGCGATGCTAGTTGGATTGAAGGTTGCAATAGAATGGATTTAATTTTAGCTTCGTCAGAACATGCTAAATCTGTATTTGAAGCTTCTGCATATCAACAAGTAAATGAACAAAAACAAATTGTCGGTGAGCTTAAATTACAAAAACCTGTAGAAGTTTTATTTGAAGGAATTCGTTTAGATAAATTTAAAAAATCATATGCAGCTACTCCTGCAGTAGAGTCATTGTTTAAAGAAATAAAAGAAGATTTTGCATTTTTATTTGTAGGGCATTGGCTTCCAGGTGCATTTGGAGAAGATAGAAAAAATGTATCTGGATTGATTAAATCTTTTTATGAAGCATTTAAAAATAAACAAAACGCTCCGGCATTAATCTTAAAGACTTCCGGAGGTACATTGTCTATAGTTGATAGAGAAGATGTAATTAATAAAATTAATCAAATCAAAAATTCAATCGACACTAAAAATCTTCCTAATGTATATTTAGCCTATGGAGATTTTAGTTATGAAGAAATGAATGACTTATATAATCATCCAAAAGTTAAAGCACATATTTCATTTACCAAAGGAGAAGGGTTTGGTCGACCTTTATTAGAAGCTGCGTTAACATCTAAACCAATAATTACAACCAATTGGTCAGGTCATATTGACTTTTTAAATGAAGAATCTTCAGTCTTATTAGGAGGCACGCTGACAAATGTACATCCTTCAGCAGCTTGGAAAGGAGTTCTTAATCAAGAGTCTTCTTGGTTTACAGTTAACTATGGTCAAGCAATTGCATATATGAAAGATATGTATAAAAACTATAAAACATATACAGAAAAATCTAGAAAGACTTATCATCAAATTAAAACTAATTTCTCTTTTGATTCTATGAAAGATAAACTAGATAATATATTAACTAATAGAATTCCTGATTTTCCTAAGCAAGTTCAATTAAAATTACCTCAATTAAAGAAAATTGAATTACCTAAACTTAAAAAAATAGAAAAATAAAATATGAAAATAAGTTACGGAATAACAGTTAAAGATGAAATAGTAGAAATTCAACATTTGTTAACTTTTCTTTTAAAGAATAAGAGACTACAAGATGAAATCGTTATATTATTTGATAACATAAATGGTTCTTCATCAGTTGAAGAATATTTACGAGCAAACTCAATAAATGATGATTGTGGGTTTAAATGGTATCCATATCCATTCAATGGCCATTTCGCTGATTTAAAAAATTATTTAACTAGCTGGTGCTCCGGAGACTATATTTTTCAAATTGATGCAGATGAGCTACCGAATGAAACGTTAATTGAAATGTTGCCAGATCTTTTAAGCCGAAATACTAATTGTGAAGTATTTTTAGTTCCTAGAGTCAATACAGTAGATGGATTAACTCAAGAACATATACAACAATGGGGTTGGTCAGTTAATGAGGCTGGATGGGTAAATTGGCCAGACTATCAATGGAGAATTTATAAAAATAGTACAGATATTAAATGGGTAAATAAGGTACATGAAAAATTGCATGGATTTAAAACTTGGAGTCTAATACCTGAAATGGAAAAATTAGCACTTTATCATCATAAAACTATTAATCGACAAGAAACCCAAAACAACTATTACAATACATTATGAAAACAGCATTAATACTAGGCGGTGGCGGATTTATAGGAGGACATCTAGGTAAACGATTGAAATCTGAAGGATATTGGGTTAGGATAGTAGATATAAAAAAACATGAACATTTTACGGAAGATGAAATTTGTAACGAATTTTTAGTTTATGATTTGTGTGACCCAAAAAATGTAGAAGTTGTATTTAGATTAGAAAGTGTAGATGGAATTTTATTACCAGCTGGGCATCATAAACATCTAAATTCAAAAAGTGAATCTTTTGATGAAGTGTATCAATTAGCTGCTGATATGGGCGGCGCTGGATATATTTTTACAGGAGAGAATGATGCTAATGTTATGTACAACTCTGCAATAATTAACTTAAATGTCGTAAAGGAAGCTGTAAAAACTAAAGTTAAAAAAGTATTTTATTCTTCTTCAGCTTGTATGTATCCGGAACATAATCAATTAGATCCTGAAAATCCTAATTGTGAAGAGTCTTCAGCTTACCCAGCTAATCCCGATTCAGAATATGGATGGGAAAAGTTATTCAGTGAAAGATTATTTTTAGCATTTAACAGAAACTATGGATTAGATATTAGAATTGCACGATTCCATAATATATTCGGGCCTTTTGGAACTTATAAAGGAGGTAAAGAAAAAGCTCCTGCAGCTATGTGTAGAAAAGTAGCTGAGACTTTAGAAGGTGGCGAGATTGAAGTTTGGGGTGATGGGTTGCAAACTAGATCATTCTTATATATTGATGAATGTTTAGATGCTATGTTAGCATTAATGAAATCCGACTTTCAAGGACCAGTTAATATAGGTTCAGAAGAAATGATTACTATCAACGAATTAGCTCAAATGGCTATTGACATTTCAGGTAAACAAGTCACAATTAAAAATATTGACGGAGATGAGTTTATTGAAAAATATGGATTCAAATGTCCTACCGGAGTTCGAGGAAGAAACTCAGACAATACATTATTTTTAGAAAAATTAGGTTGGAAAGTTAATCAGCCATTATATACAGGAATTGAATTAACTTATAAATGGATTAATACTCAGGTAATATGATTACACATAAAAGTATAGGTTATAGTGGAAGATTAGGTAATCAAATGTTTCAATATGCAGCTTTAAAAGCTCAAGCCTTAAAATTAAATGTAGATTGCTATTTGCCTAATCATACTGCTATTAAACAAGATGGCTGTTTTGATTATACAAATAATAAATGGATTCAATATAAATTAGATTTGTATGACTGTTTTAATATTACAGCGCCTTTATTAAATCAAACTGAAACAAATATATACATAGAATTGGATTTTTCATATGAAAGTCTTATATTAGATGTATTAGATAATATGGCTATTGAAGGATATTTTCAATCTTATAAATACTTTGAAAATTATAAAGATGAGATTTTAAAAGAGATTACATTTAAAGATGAAATATTAAATAAATGTAAATTGAAAATATCTAAATATACAAACCCAGTAGCAATTCATATACGAAGAGGCGATCAAGTAGCCCATCCCGGTATGTGGAATGTGACTTTGGAATATATTCAAGCAGCGCTAGAACAATTTTCAGATGAAGAATATACGTTTTTAATATTCTCTGATGATATGGAATGGTGTAAACAAGTATTTCCTGAAGGGGTTGTATTTATGGAAGGTAATAACCAATATGAAGATTTATGTTTAATGTCATTATGTAATCATAATGTAATTTCAAATTCATCTTACTCTTGGTGGGCGGCATATTTAAACAATAATAAAAATAAAAAAGTAGTAGTGCCAAGCAATTGGTTTATTCCTGCAAAACCATTAACAGATTTATATTTACCTGAATGGATTTGTCTATAACATAAAAATTAAAATATGAAACCTAAAGCATTTCTAGTAATATCTAGATACAATGAAAATGTAGACTGGGTTAATGAATTAACTGACAATTATATAATTTATAATAAAGGAAATAAATTACCAGATCATTATAATGAAATTCTTGCTCCAAATTTCGGAGCGAATCAATATGATATGTTTCGATTCATACACGATAATTATGAAAATCTGCCTGATTTAATTGCTTTTATGCAAGGAGATCCATACGATCATTGTTTACCAGAAAGATTTAATAATCTTATTCATAATGAGTTGTTTACAATGTTATTTGGCGACAGAAATTATCCAGATGGAAATTATTATGAAGCTAATAATAGTTGGTATATTGATGCAGCATTTAATAGTCATAAACCAAAATGTAAATTTTCAAATTTCGACGAATATGCACATACTATATTTGAAAATTATTCGCATCAAGGAATTTTAATTTTCCCTCCTGGGTCTCAATTAATTGTAGAGAAAGAAAGATGTTTATACTATTCTAAAAACTTTTGGAAAAAACTAATGAATATTATATGTGATCAAGAAGGAATGAATGGGGGGCGTGAAGCGCATATTGTAGAAAGATCAATCCAACTTATTTTTGAAAATAAATTTAAAGAAAAATTATGATAGAACAAGACCAATTAGAACCTGTACAAGGCAGAACATTTACCAGTAATACTAGTAAGCTATTAAAACACTTAGATAAGATTAAGCTTTTACAAGATGGTAAAAGACCATCTCCTGTAATGTTTCATCTTTCCATAGCAAACCCGTGCAATTTAACATGTAGTTTTTGTTGCTTTGCTAACAGAACATTAAAAGAAATGTTAACTTTCGAGCAAATAAAAAAGGCTATCGATTCATTTGTTGAACTTGGAGCGACTGGAGTAGAAATTACTGGAGGTGGAGAGCCTACACTGCATCCTGATTTTGGTAAAGTAGTAAATTATGCTTATGAAAAAGGTTTAAAAATTGGAGTAGTGACTAACGGAACTACAATAACTAAGTGGCATAAAGTTGGAGGAGTTTGGGATAAACTTGAATGGATTAGATTAGGGATGTATGGGTTTTATGAAGGTTATGAATATGACATAGAATCTTTAAGAACTTACCCTAATCTTACTATAGGAGCGGCTTATATATGGGATGAAAATTTTGCTACGTCGACTAACCCCAACATAATAGGAAGTTGGGGAGAGACAGAAGGAGTAGATACTAAAGGAAAACGATTATCTAAACACAGACAAACTCCAGAACATTTTGAAAGAATGTTAGAATGGGTAGAGAAAGAAAAAGTCCCTACTCGAATAGCATTTAATTCAATTAAATCTGCAGATTTAATCGCTGAAGATATTGAGATGATTAGAGAAAGAATAAAGGATAAAAACTTAAAATACGCATTTTTATCTGATTTTAATTATAAAGGAACAAGAAAGAATAGTAATTGTTATATGCATAACTTTAAACCATTTGTTTTTACTGATGGAAATGTTTATGTATGCCCGTGTGCTGAAATGGCAGTAGAAAATTCTTGGAAAGTTAATCCTGAATTTAAAATTTGTGATATCGACGGCATTATGGATTTTTATAATAATGTTCAAGAAGATAATGGAATTAAAAGAATCCATGCATGCACATATTGTAAATATGCAGCTCAAAACGAATTGATTGACGACGCTTTAACTGAAACAGAGCATAATGATTTTGCTTAACTAATATATAAAATTATGAAAATTAAAAACACAAAAGAAAACGAACACAAAGACACGCCGTTTGAAGGATCATTTTATGATGCTGAATATTTTGAAAATGGTCAAGGATCAGGAAAAGGATGGCTACAGAATTATCGATGGATGCCTAGACGAACTTTTAAAGAAGCATTGGCTATAGCTGACTATTTAGAGTTAGACGACACAAGTCATGTTTTAGATGTAGGATGTGCTAAAGGCTTTATTGTTAAAGCATTACGTGCTTTAGAAATTAAAGCAGATGGATGTGATATAAGCGAATATGCATTATCATTTTGTCCTGAAGGATGTTGGAACTGCACGGATTGGTCTTACGGCTACGACACTGGATATACTCATATTGTTATAAAAGATATGCTTGAGCATTTAACTTTACCACAATTAGATGAATTATTGCAAACATTAAAAAATGTAGCTAATACTATATTATGCGTTATTCCTATGGGTGATAATGGTATATATAGAATTCCAGAATACCATATGGAAATATCTCATTTAATTGCTGAAGATGAGCAGTGGTGGATAGATACATTTGAAAAAAATGGATGGCATGTAGCGAAGCGTGATTCTATTGTTCCTGGATTAAAAGATAATTGGTCTAATCATGCTAATGGATTAGGAAATCATACATTTGTAATTAAAACTAAATAAGTATATTATACTCTTTATAATAAAAATAATATGGAACCTTTAGTTAGTATTTGTATTCCTGTTTATGAAATGAGAGGTAAAGGTGTTGAATATTTAAAACATTCTTTAAACATTTTAATAAATCAAACATATAAAAATTTTGAAGTCATTATATCTGACAACAGTCAAAATGATGAAATAGAACAAGTATGTAATGATTTTAAAGATAAATTAAATATTCAACACTATTACAATTGTAGAGAACCTAAAGGAATGAGTTCGAATGTCAATAATGCTTTATTAAACGCCAATGGCGAAATTATTAAAATATTATTTCAAGACGATTTCTTAGTAGATAATAATAGTTTAGAACAACAATTAATACATTTTGTAGGAAATCATAATCATTGGTTAATAACAGCCTGTTGTCATTCTAAAGATGATTTATGCTTTTATAATGCATTTTATCCAAGGTATCACGATGATATTCATTATGGAGAAAACACGATTAGTTCTCCAAGTGTATTGATGATTAGAAATGAAAATATTGAATTATTTGACGAAAGTTTATTTTGGTTAATGGATGTAGATTATTATAAAAGATTATATGATAAATTTGGGTTTCCAAGTATTTGTAATTATATCACCGTCGTTAATAGAGAACATGATAGAAGAGTAAGTAATAATGAAGCTACAGAAGAAATTAGACAAAAAGAATTAAATTATATAAACCAAAAATATAAATAAAAAATGCAACAGACATACCAAGCACATGGATGGGACTATCCATGTAGCGATATAGCCGATAACTATATCAGAACGATACAATCATTTATAAATGATGATAATGAACTTAATACATTCAGACAAAAATTAGGATCGACAGGAATTTTAGAAGGAGACACGAGTTGTGGAAATCTTTGGCTTAATATGATATTAACTAAATTCGGAGATTCAATATTGAAAGAAAAATTATCTTTATTTAAAAGAAATGATATTTATGGCTCTCCTGTAATTTTAAATTATGGAGAATATGGAGATATGTGTCCATTTACTTTTTTATATGTTTTGCAAGGATTAAATGCTATTAATAAATTTAAAACTAATAAATTTGATAAAATTGTAGAAATTGGTGCTGGATATGGCGCATTATGCATTATAATGGACTCTTTATGTGAATATAATGAATATGTAATAATTGATTTGCCAGATGTCGTTGAATTAAATAAAAAATATTTAAAGAATTTTCCGGAAATATATAAAAAAGTTACTTTTATTCCTTGTAACAAATTAACTGAAATTTTAGATGTAGATTTATTTTTAAGTATTGCTGCTATATCTGAATGTAATACTGAAACTCAATTAGAATATTTTAACAAGGTTATTAAAAATGCAAACTTTGCATATTTAGGATATAATAGACATAATACAGAATTTTTTAATACTGCATCATCTTTATTTAACATTGATAATGAATATACTGGAATTAATGAGTATTATTTAACAAAAAATATAATATGAAAATATACGATGGATTTTTATTTTTTAATGAATTAGATTTATTAGAAATTAGATTAAATACATTATCAGAAGTAGTCGATTATTTTATATTAGTCGAATCTTCAGTAACTCATGCGGGAGAGCCAAAACCTTTTATTTTTGAAGAAAATAAAAATCGATTTGCTCCATTTTTAAATAAAATAATACATATTAAAGTTACTGACACACCAAATGACTTCAGAGTATCTCCTAAAGAATTTCCAGATACTTTTGACGGAAATTTTTTAAAATCAGTATGGAGTTATATTGATACTACTCAAACATTTAATAGGGTTAACCAACAAAATTTTGGTAGAGATTTTTATCAAAAAGAATGTATTAAGCGTGGAATGGAGCATGCAAATGATAATGATATTTTAATAGCATCAGATTTGGATGAAATTCCTAACCCAGAGATCATTTCCAGATTAAATGAGTTTTTTGAAGAAGATGCATTTTATACATTTAATCAAACAATGTATTGTTATTATTTTAATTTACTTCGAAGTTCACATATTAATAATGCTAAGTTTAATCATGAAATTACGCATATATGGAAAGGTTCTAGAATGGGTACTTGGGGTATGATTAAAGATTATTCATTAAATGAATTAAGAGCTCAAGATAATAATGATATAATGGATGGAGGCTGGCATTTTAGTTATATGGGTGGCCTAGATAGAGTTAAACAAAAAATTCAAGCTTCAAGTGCTCAAGAGTGGAATACAGATGCTGTTATTAATAATTTAGAAAAAAACCTAATTGAGGAAAGAGATGCTATTTCTAGAGGTGACTATCTTATTAAAGTAGAAATAGACGACACATATCCTCAATATTTTTTAGATAATTTAGAAACTTTTAAATACTTGGTTAAAGAATGATATCAACAGAAATATTATATGGGCAAGGATTAGGAAATCAATTAGCATGCTACGTTACTACTAGAGCTATAGCTGCAGATAAAGGTGTTGATTTTGGTATTCACGACCCTCATGGATGTTTAGGAGATAAAAGATACAATGATAAAGGATTGTATTTTTTAGATTTAGATATGGGCAAACCTGTTAATGTAGACAATATTGAATTGTTTTACAATGAAAAGGAATATAGATATTTTACTAATTTATGTCATCATGATTCAGTACATGGATGCTGGGTCAATAAAACAGACGAGACTTTAAAAAATATTCCTGACAATTCACATATTTTAGGTATTATGCAAGGTCCAGATTATTTCTATCATAGAATAGAAGAAGTTAAAGAATGGCTTAAAGTAAAACCTAAATACGATAACTACGATTTTAGTTCAGATGATATTTGCGTTTTAAATGTAAGAGCTAACATGGACCCTGAAATTTATTTGCCTAGGCCATATTGGATAAATGCAATTAACCATATGTTAGATATCAATACTAATATGACATTTTTAGTAATTACAGAAGATGTAGAATCTACTAAAAGACTATTACCTGAATTAGCAGATAATATTTTTGATTTCGGGATTGGAGAAGATTATGCAATAATTAAAAATGCTAAATACTTAATAGCATCTAATTCTAGCTTTTCAATATTTCCTTCTTTAACTAGCAATACATTAAAGAAAATTATTGCTCCTAAATATATGCTTCGGCATAACATAAGTGATGGATATTGGTGTCAAGGGTATAATATTTATCCTACTTACACTTACATGGATAGGGAAGGAAAATTATTTAGTGCTGAAGAATGTTTAAAAGAATTTGAAGACTATTGTGTTAAAACAGATTTTTACAATTCTAAAACAATTCAAAAATATTCTCCATTTCCAGACGTAGCAACTATACAACCTAAATAACAATGACAACACAACTAGTAGTACATTTACTTCCACATGAAATTGATTGGTTCGAGTGGCAATCAAAACAATTTAAAATAGGAAGTTATCATGTAGATAGTAGCATTATAATTGACGTTACACTTAATCTTAATTTAGTAGATTGGGATAAGTCACAAATGCCTAAACAATTTTACATAGACAAATTCAATTACATTGAAACTCTTTGGGATTGGGCAGAAACTAAATTTGATATAAATGAAAATGGAACATGTTTAGGATGCGATGATAAAAGAAGAAACTCGATTAGAACTACCGAAGCCGATAACATTTTATATCTAGATAGCGACTTAATTTTCAGGCCGGAGACACTGTCGTACATGGTGTCTGCTGCGTCGATCGTAGACAACGAGTATTATATAATATCTCCTCAAACTGTGAGAATGTGGGATTCAAGTTGGGATGTAATTACTAATAAAGATTATTTAAACGTGCCAGCAAATATGGAAACATATTATGCAAATGATCCTTTTGAAATAATTGCAAAAGATATAACAGATATTGAATTAAAGAAAATTGATGAGTTTAAGTTTGGCGGTGGCTGGTTCAATTTACTATCAACTAAATTACTTAAATTAACTGACATACCAGACTCCTTTGGCCCTTATGGAATAGATGATTTATATGTTATGATTTGTTGTAATATAATGAAACAAAAAGGAATAGAAGTAAATCAATATATAGTAGATGGTTTAGTAGTAATAGAAAATTTTAAATATCGTGAAAACTATCATAAGAATTACTTATATTTAATAGATAATCAGAACGAGTATAGAGCTCGAGCTGAATCAAATTTAAACATAGAATTAAACAATTTCAATAAATTACTATAATGAATATATATTTTAAAGAATCTAATTTTGGAAATTTTTGTCTATTAGAAGACGATTTAATTAGTAACTGTATTAATGAAAGAGGTTATTGGGAAAATCATTTATTTTACTTTTATAGGCAGTTTATAAAATCTGACTATGTGATTATTGACGGAGGGGCTAATTTAGGATTCCATAGTATTCAATTTGCAAAGTTAGCATCTCAAGGAGCTGTATATTGTTTTGAACCTCAGCCATTAATTTTTAATATACTTTCAACAAATGTATTGATTAATGGATGCTCTGATGTAATTAAACAATATAGATTAGGACTAGGAGATTCAATTGGGCAGGAATTAAAAATGACTCCGCTTAAAGAACAAATCTTTTCAGAGCATTGTGTTAATTATGGAGGTCGTGGCTTGACTGAAAGTGAGGAAGGTGAAGAAGCTGTTCAATTAACTACTATAGATAGTTTAGGTTTAGCTAAATTAGATTTCATGAAGTTAGATGTTCAAGGATTTGAATTACATACATTGCTAGGAGGGGAAGCTACTATTAAAGCAAATTGGCCTTTGATGTTTATAGAAAATTATCCAGACTCAGAACAGGATCAAAAAGTAATTGATTTAATTAAAGAATGGGGTTATGAAGTTTATAGATTAGAAGCGAGTCATAATGAAGATTGCATTGCCGTTTATCCTAATAAGCATTTAGAAGAAATTAAATTTATAGAAAGTCAACAAGATATTAAATGGAAAAAACAAAATTTTAAAAAATAAAAATATGAGTTTATTAACAAACGATCAGATAAGTAACAGAGGATTTTGGCTTACTGAAGATTCTAGAAATCACTGCTTCGATAATAAATTAGCAGATAAACTAAAAGAAGTTTTCACATCATATAGTGTTTTGGATTTGGGTTGTGGCCCTGGGCATTATACTAAATTTTTTCTAGATAATAATATAGAAAGTGAAGGTTTTGACGGAAATCCTAATACATATACTATATCTGAAGGATTATGTAATGTGGCTGATTTAACTCAAATACATGATTTTAATCAAAAAGATTGGGTATTAAGTTTAGAAGCAGGAGAACATATTCCTAAAGAATATGAACATATATTTATTCAAAATTTAATTAAGCACGCTAAACAAGGGATAATATTAAGTTGGGCAGTACCTGGACAGCCCGGTGACGGTCATGTAAATTGTCAGTCCAATGAATATGTTATTTCTTTAATGAAAGAAAATGGGTTTTCATTAGACACTAAAACATCTATAGATCTTAGAGAAGTAGCTGAGTTATGGTGGTTTAAAAATACAGTAATGGTTTTTAGAAAAGATGAATTACCTAAAATAACATTTTGCATACCAAGCAAATCAAATTTGCGATATTTAAAAACATGCATACCTTCAATCAGAGAAAATGCATTTAGATCTGATCATGATATTATCGTCTTTGTCGACTCAGATGAGGATGGAACTGTAGAATGGTTAGAGCAAGTTAAAGATGAATACAATGTCAAGTATTTTATCAATCCTGATTTAGGAACGAAATTATTTGGTATTGGAAAGGCATATGATTATTGTATTGAGTCGGCAACGACTGATATTGTAATGATATTTCACGCTGATATGATGTTAGGTAAACGTGCTGATTTAAATGCATATAAACATCTTAAAAAAGGATCTGTAGTATGTGCTACGAGAATTGAACCTCCTTTACACCCAAATGCTGGAGAAAAAATATTAATGGATTTTGGTATTTGGCCAGAAGAATTTAAAAAGAGTGAATTTAATAATTTTGTAGATAAGTTATTAGTTGATTATAATTATAAGACAACTGAAGGTATTTTTGCTCCATGGATGATTTATAAATCAGATATATTATCTATTGGAGGGCATGATCCTATTTTAAAGTCGGCTCGTGAAGATTCTGATTTATTTAATCGTTTTGTATTAAATGGATATTCAATTATTCAGTCATGGGATTCGTTGGTGTATCATTTAACAGGCAGAGGTGGTCAATTTCAGCATGGTAAAGTAACTCAAGACGAAACCGCTAAAAGTGCAGAATGGCAAAAATTAATGATGGACTCGACAAAAGAGTTTATTAGAAAATGGGGAAGTCCAGTAAATCATACTCCCATGATGATGCCAATTATTACTCCAAAATATGATATTGCATTTAAAGTTGTTAATTGTTCATATCAAATATTAGAATTGCTTGAGCCGTTTTGTAATAGAATATTTGTTGAAAATCAAGATAACCTTATCGAACATTATATCGTTGCTGAACAGCCTAACACTTCATATGATTTAAGTAAGCGAGTACATTCATGGGAATATTCTGAACCTCATGATTATCATGATATTATAGTTGATATTAACGGAGCTACATTAACTCAAGAAGATTTTAGCGTAATTCAACAATTGCCTTTGATTATTCAAGATACAAATGAAACTGGAATATTTGAATTAGGCAATCTTAAAATTAAAATTATTTCCATAACAGAAACACAAAACAATTTAATTAAATTATGAAAATACTAGTAACAGGAGGATTAGGATTTGTAGGGTCCAATCTAATTAAACGACTAATTAACGAAGGACATGATGTTTCATGTATAGATAACTTATCTACCGGGTTAGTTGAAAATAGAGTGTCAGGTTGTACATATCATTATTATGATTGCAATGACATCAATAAAAAATTAACAGATAATTATGAAGTGATCTTTCATTTAGCTGCATTGGCTCGAATTCAAGCTTCATTTATGTATCCAACCAATACGTTTATATCCAATACATCAGGGACTCAAGAAGTTTTAGAATATGCTCGATTACACAATTCTAAAGTTATATATGCAGGATCTTCATCAAAGTGGCATGATCCTAAAATATCTCCATACGCAATGAGCAAATATTTAGGAGAAGAGCTTTGTAAGATGTATCGTCAATGCTTTGATTTAAAAGTACAACTTACAAGATTTTATAATGTATATGGACCGGGAGAAATTGTTGATGGCGACTATGCAGCTGTAATTGGAATTTGGAGAAGGCAATGCCGAGATAACCAACCTATTACGGTTGTAGGCGACGGCTTGCAAAGAAGAGATTTTACATATATTAATGATATTGTTGATGGATTAATTAAAGTAATGAGCACTGACATTTATCATGAAGATGCTTGGGAATTAGGAACAGGCACCAATCATTCTATATTAGATATTGCTAAAGTCTTTGCAGAAAAATTTCATAATGAAATTGTACATCTACCCGACCAGCATGGTAATTATCGTGAGACTTTGCGTGAGCATAGCGATGCCTTAACATTATTAAATTGGAATCCAAAAGATCAATTAAAAGAATATATTAATAGTTTATAATATGAAACAACAAATAGGAATTATTGGACAAGGCTTTGTAGGATCGGCAGTCCGAGAAGGAATGAAAAATCATTTTGACATTTTGGCATTCGATAAAGATCCTAATAAGTATAGCAACGTTGAATCGATATTTCATGTAGTTGAAAGTACAGATTTGACTTTTTTATGTGTACCAACGCCAATGCGTAAAAATGGTTCATGTGACTTGTCAATTGTAAGAAATGCTTTAAATGAAATCAATGACGTTGCCAAAGCACTTTTTGCGGAAGATTATATCGTAGTAATCAAATCGACTATTCCTCCAGGAACGACAGAGCAATTAAATCGAGAATATCCTAATTTAGATATTGTATTTAATCCAGAGTTTTTAACTGAAGCAAATGCAGTTGATGATTATAAAAATCAAAATAGAATTATTGTAGGAGGCGAAAGACCAGGCTCGACAAAAGTTAAAGCTGTATTTGCAAAAGCATTTCCTAAAGTGCCAATCATCAAAACATCTTCATCAATTGCTGAAATGATTAAGTATGTAACTAATACATTTTTAGCAACTAAAGTTTCATTTGCAAATGAAATGTATCAAATTTGTCAAGCACTGAATATTGACTATGATAAAGTGATTGAATATGCACGTTATGATGATCGATTAGGAAATTCACATTGGAGTGTTCCTGGTCCAGATGGCGACTTTGGTTTTTCAGGAAGTTGTTTCCCAAAGGACATCCAATCATTAATACATCAAGCTAAGTTATTAGGACTTGACCCTTCTGTATTAGAAGCTGCTTGGAATAAAAATCTTAAAGTAAGGCCAGGCAAGGATTGGGAGACTCTTAAAGGACGCGCGGTAAGTGCAGAATAAATTATTAATTTTAAATTTTAAATTATGAAAGTCAATAACGAAAAAATAAACGGTACAATCATCAGAGATACTGATGTATATATAGTTGAAGACAATACTTTTTTAAATAACTTAGTTTTATCAAAAACCACTTTACATCGTAATCAATGTACATCAGGCCATTCTCATGCTGGGCTTGAAGAAGTGTATTTCTTTCAAAGAGGTAACGGTACAATGCAACTTGATGAAGAAACTTTTGATGTCGCTGCAGGTGATATAGTTCTTATACCCGACGGTGCATTTCATAAAGTCTTTAACAAAAATGGAAAGCAAGATTTAGTATTTGTTTGTGTGTTTCAAAAATACGAACGATAATTAAATTTGTTAGTTACAAATGAATATCTTATATTTATAAAAATACTCGAAGATGCAATATTATATACTATTACCAGGCGATACGGAGAAAGACGCAATGTTAGATACTAATTTATTAGGAGAGTCTTCATTTGGAAAATTCTATGCTGGTATGGGATTGAAAGCATTGATGAAAATGGTAGATAGAAATCCTGAAATGCTTAAAGATGTAACTATTAAAACAGATACAAATCAAACTTTAAGTGTTGAAGGATTTCTAGTACAAATTCAAAATTTAAAAGTAATGATGTGATGAAAAGATCAATAATTATGGGTAGTTTAATTGTAATTGCTATAGCAGCTGTAACTGCATATACTTTTGAAGTATCGACTAATCTTAAATTAAAAGCAGAGTTAGCTGTTAAAGATTCGATAATTGCAATACAAAGAGCAGAATATCTAAATTTAAAAGATGTTGTTATTGAACGAGATTATGAACTTTCATTTTGGGGAAACGTTCTAGATCAATTAGCTACTAACCATCCAGACGATGCAAATAAAATAGCCAAAGACTTTGGATTTGAATGGAATGAAGTTAAATAAACCAACATTAAAAAGTAATTATATGGAACAAGAACAATCAATGGTAAGTTACCAATCAACAATCAATCCAGAGTTTACTGTAATTGTAATTTACAAAGAGCATGATCGATATAAAGAGATTAAAGACTCTTTGGAAAAGATGAATAATTCTATTGGGGTGTTATTAGTTGGCACTAAAAACATTTTTATTGATGGAGAAGCTATTGCTGAACAAGAAATTGACAAGGATCAATTACTAGCGATTGAAGCTCATGAAATTGCTCATTCAATGTTAAATCATGAAGCTGGAATAGATGACAACTCTGAAAAAGAAGCTGACTTACTTGGCATTGCTTTATTAGAAATGTCAGATTTGCAAAGAGCAGCTTCATTCTTAAAAGATCGATTGAAAGAATTACATGGTATTGATTATGCTGCGTTTGAAGAAGAGTTTGATGAATTGAATTATGAATCTAACTAAGCTGATAACGCTATATTAATGTCAGTTACATATTTATTATAAATTTTATAATGATTAAACTGAAATCTATAATTAATGAAGAAGCTTCTTCCGAAGCGGCCAATTCTGCGGCTGTTTACTTTAAAGCTTTTAGTAAAGAGTTTAATTATGAAACTACATGGACTCATTTAGGCTTGAAAAATGGAGAAAATGTTTTCACAGCTCCTTTGAAAAATTTAGGAGATTTGCGAATGATATTTTCTGAAGCAACTATTATGGCTCGTGTAAGTAAAGACAAAGCATATTTTGGAATTATTTACATGTTAAATGGATTAGAACAATTTGACGCAACGGTATGTTTGATTAAAAAAATAGATTCTAATTTTGAAATAAAAATGTTTGATGATAATGATTCAGACTTTTCAGACGCTAAGACTAATTTTATTAAACTAATAAAAATAATGGTATAATGAAATTCAATTACAGTTGCCAATCAATTCCTATTATATCAAAAGATTCTGTTCATAATCCATTACCAGAGTCAATTGCAGAGTCTATATTACTTAACGGAGCTTGTCATGTAGACCATGAAGGTTTCGATTTAAATGAAATAGAGCAAGCATATTATACTCATAACAAAGTAAATTTAAGTTATGATAAAACTTGGTACAAAGACGGAGATCAAATGTCTGGAACTAATGCAGTAGTGTATCCTTGGTTTATTCAAAAAGATCATTCAGAATTAGTTTTAGACCATAGTCATTTTGTAGTCAAATATCCTATTGTTGGAGAAGCTAAAATTCAAATTGAAAAATATGCAACTCAAAGACCTGAACTTCTTCGAATTTTAAGTGCTAGGTTTAAAGCTGGGGTAGATTTATGTATAGATTATTTTAGTAGTGAACGAGTAGAGCCTATAGTTCATATAGAATGGGACTTTGATTGTGTATCTGAAATGTATGAGTTTACAATGTATGTAGAAGACATAATTCAAAACAGTAATTGGATGGATGCAATACCTACTATAGTTCAATTTAATAAATTAGCACGACAAAAAAAGTTAGATGCGTTTCAGCAATCTGACACAAGAGCTATGATAATTTTTGGAGAAAAATCTTATAAATTAATACCTACATTGTAATGAACGAAGATTTAAGAGACTGGTTTGGCAAAGGCAAAAAAGGTGGCGTAGGCGGAGGGGGCTGGGACAGATATAATTCGTCAGGCGATCGAGTTGGTAAATGTGGAGATGCTAAAGAAGGCGATGCATACTCAGCATGCTTATCAAAAGAAAAAGCTAGAAAATTAGGAAAATCTGGACGAGCATCTTTTGTTAGAAGAAAGCGAACGGCTCAAGCAAAAGGAGGCGATGCTAAAAAAGGAGGAGAACGTACTAAAGGACAAGCTCCAATCAAAGTAAAAACTTCAATTAAAAAAGAAAATTTGGATCCTAAAACATTTAAAGACACTGGAAAGTCTGCACCATATGGATCTGGATATTCAAAAATAAAAGAGCTTGAAGAAAGATTGAATTTATTTTTAGAAAAAAATGTACCGGTAGATGCTAGTAAATGGTCATATTACAAGTCTCGGGCTGAAGATAAATTTGATGTATATCCTTCTGCTTACGCTTTAGGGTGGGCTGCAAAAATGTATAAAAAAGCTGGCGGTAAATGGAAAACTTCTGAATCATTAAAATTAGAATCTAATTTACTTAAAGTATCAAAGCCTTATGAGTTTCAAAAAGGCGATTTGGTAAAAAATATCAACCCTACATGTACTCATTATAAATCTACCGGTGAAGTAGTTTACGTGCATGACAATGGAGACATTACATATAGAGTCAATAATCAAGGAGCTACATATACTCCAGGTGACCAATTAACTAAGTCACAGGATCAATTAATTAAGACAATGACTCGTACTCCAATACCGGCCTATAGTTTAACTACAGAGTCTAAATTAAATGAATGTGTAGTTGCTCGTATTAAAGTAGACGGTAAAACTATTTTAGCCAAAAATAGAGATAGAGGATATAAAGCTCAAATTGAAGTCGTGCATGAATTAATTGAAGGAGTTGAAGTTGTTTATCTTCATGA